CGGTAGCGGATCATCAGCTCGGGCATCGTCTGCCACTTGCTGCCGCTCTTCGTCGCCCAGCCTTCCTTCTTCGCCATCGCCATCGTCACCTCAGGCCCGCGCAGCTCCTCACCGGTGGCCAGCTCGGTTGCCACCGCTGTGCAGGCCAGCGTGTCGCCCTTGCCGCTCAGCTCATACCGCAGCGGGCTGAACCTGCCGCAGCCGTTGATCAGGCCGATGATGAACTGACTGCTCCAGCTGGGGCGCCCGTGGATGATGTGCAGGTTCTGCATAACCATCAGCGGATCCATCTGCATCCGCCGCGCGATGTTCAGCGCCACCAAGCAGTTGGCGAAGCCCTGCTGCCCCTGGAACTGCTGCGGAATCAGCGTGCTCTGCGCCAGTGCCTTAGCGATCCTTTGCGCATCCTCGAAGGCTTGGATCCCGCTGAATACTCCCCCGTTCGGCGATAACGCGAGGGCTCCAGAGCTGGGTGCTGTGTCGGTCATTGGGTTTCTCGAAAAGCAAGTAGAAGAACCAGGCGCCCGCAGCTGCAGGCAGGAAGTCGATCGGCCAGAAGGTGCTGAAGAACACCCCGCCAGCCAGCGCGGCAGCCACGTGCCGCATCACTGTCACCATCAGTAGGTCTCGATCTCTGGCGGCTCACCCGTGGGCGTGCCATCCGGGCGTGGCCGCATCCATCCCGGCAGGCCGATCATCTCCACTTGGTCGCTGTAGCCAGGCCACACGCCCGCCTGCTTGCAGGTGGCCAGCACCTGCAGGTCGCGCATGGCGTGCTCATAGCCGAGCCCGATCATCTCGCTGTCGGCCGCATACACCGAACACGCATAGGGCGGCTCCGACTCGACGCAGATGAAGATGAACTGATCCGGCCGGCGGCCAGTGGCCTGCTCCAGCCCGTGCAGATACCAAGCGCTCTGCACGTAGTAGCGGAACGCGCCGACCGACTTGCGGAAGCCCATCGGGCTTGCATCGCGCGTGGTCTTCAGATCCACGATCAGCGCGCCGTCATCCGTCAGCCAGTCCGGCCGGCACTTGCACTCCAAGTCGGTGGCGCCATCGACCCACATATGCGTTGTCTCGGCTTTGCCAGGCCACTGCAGCAGCATCGCCGCAGCAGGGTGGCTCAAGATCGAGCGACCCATCGCCATCACCTTCTCGACATCGGCGCGGCTGATCACGGTGCGGCCGTTGGCATCCGCCTCGAACTGCGCCCACGCTTCCTTGCCGGCCTTGGTGCGGCGGTCCAATCCCTCAGGCGCGGTGATGTAGCGCGCATCCCACTGGTCGAGCTCCAGCACGTGCGTGTGCAGCGCGGTGCCGAGCTGCATCGCTGCCGTGGGCTCCGGCTCGATGCGATTCGGATTCACGTAGCGCGCCCAGTAATGCAACGGGCTGCGCGCCACCTGGTCGAGGTGGCTTTTCGATACTGCCGGGTGCCGGTGGTAGTCGGCGTTCTCCAATGGCTCCCATTCATCAAGGCTCTCAGAACTTACCGCAAGATCCGCAGAAGTCATCAGATGTCCTCCCAAGTCATTGAAATCGTTTAGCTTTCTGCCCTGCGACTCATCTACCAATACCTGCGTCGCAGGTCTAGTCCGATGAGTCTCACGCTTCGTCCCTATCAACAGCAGGCGATCCATTCCCTTCGCCTTGCTTACCGCGCAGGCAGTCGCGCGCCGTTACTGGTGCTCCCCACCGGTGCCGGCAAAACCGTTGTGTTCTCTGAGATCACCCGCAGCGCCACCGAACGCGGGCGTCGCATCCTGGTGCTTGTCCACCGGCGTGAGCTCATCGCTCAAGCCAGCCACAAGCTCTCCCTTGCCGGCGTCACCCATGGCGTCATCGCCGCTGGCTTCCCCGACTCAGATGCTCCCGTTCAGGTGGCTTCCGTTCAGACGCTCGTGCGTCGCCTATCGCGCATTCACCATCCCCCCGATCTGATCGTCATCGATGAGGCCCACCACGCCACTGCGGGCTCGTGGTCGCGCATCCTCCAGCACTGGCCGGATGCTCTACGCCTCGGAGTCACCGCAACACCGGTACGCGCCGATGGTCGCGGCCTATCAGCAATCTTCGATCGCCTTGTGCTCGGTCCGTCTGTCGCGGACCTGATTGGCGCCAGCTTTCTGTCACCGGCACGCATTTACGCGCCGCCTGTACAAGCGGATTTGACGGGCATCAAGCGACGCGCTGGTGACTTTGCTGTGGAAGATGCCGCCGAGCGTCTTGACCGGCCTTCCGTCATCGGTGACGCGATCGCGCACTACCGCAGACTCGCTGACTCTCAGCAGGCGATCACGTTCTGTTGTTCGCTCCGCCACGCGGAACACGTCTGCGAATCTTTCAACGCTGCAGGCATCCCCGCAGCCACACTGCTCGGCTCGACTGACCCCTTAGACCGCGATCGGATCGTGGCTCAGTTTGCTGCTGCGCAGATCCGCGTGCTGGTCACCGTCGATGTCGTCTCCGAGGGCTTCGACATCCCCGCCGCCAGCTGCGCCATCCTGCTGCGCCCCACCGCATCGCTCGGCCTCTACCTCCAGCAGGTCGGTCGCGTGCTGCGCCCTGCCCCCGGCAAGACTCACGCCGTCATCCTCGATCACGTCGGCAACGTTCACCGCCATGGCTGGCCCGACGATCACCGCGACTGGTCCCTAGACGGCATCGCCCGTGGCCGCGGCAGCAGTGGCCCGCCGGCGCCCAGCGTCCGCACATGCCCCAGCTGCTTCGCTGCCTTCCGCCCGCAGCTGCTCTGCCCCCTCTGCGGCACCTACACCGCACCGCCAGCCCGTCAGGTCCGCCAGGTCGATGGTGAGCTGAAGGAGCTGCGCCGCGAGGCCGTCCGCCAGCGCGTCGCTGAGCGCAAGCAGGCCCGGTCCATCGGTGAACTGCTCGCACTCGCCAAGCAGCGCGGCTACAGCCCTGCATGGGCCTGGAAAGTACACAATGCCCGCAGCAGCCGGCCGTGACGTGTCCAATCCCGAGACCGACCTCCAGCAGCGCATCCGGCTGGCGCTTGGCCAGCTGCAGCACCTGCGCCTGTTCCGCAATCAGACCGGCCAGCTCCCCGATCCCAAGACCGGCCGACCCGTTCAGTTCGGCCTCGCACGCGGCTCCGCTGATCTGATCGGCTGGCGCACCATCACGGTCACACCGGACATGGTTGGGCAGCGCCTCGCCGTGTTCACGTCGATCGAGGTCAAGACACCCACCGGGCGCCTCACACCGCAGCAGCGCAACTGGATGCAAGTGGTACTAGCCGCTGGTGGCATCGCTGGCGTGGCGCGCAGCGTCGCCGATGCGCTGCAGATTGCAACGGATTAGCTGCCAACCCTCCAACCTATGCAGCACAATGCTGCGGCCATGGGTCTTATGAATGCCCGCCCACCCACTTATCGCTCAGCTCGACACCCTCCCCGACTCCTGGGGCTTCGTCGCCGTCGGCAACGACAAGCGCCCCTATCAGTCCGAATGGCAGAAGCATCCACTCACCAAGCAGGCGCTCGCTGCTGAAATCACCGCCGGTCGGGCCGTAGCCGTTGGCGTCATCGCTGGCCCAGCCTCCGGTGGCCTCCTCTTCGTTGATCACGATGGCCTCGGTGCCTCAGAGGTGCTCGAATCCATCGGCGCTCCACTGCGCGACCTTCCCAAGAGCTGGGCTGTCACCTCAGGCCGCGATGGTCGCCTGCAGATCATCTATCGCGTCCCAGAGCCCTTCTGGCCCACCATCAAGACCACCAAGCTCCGCAGCTCCATCAAGGGCGAGCAGCTGGAACTCCGCTGGTCTGGCTGCCAGTCCGTTGTTGCTGGCGCTCACCCCATCACCGGCGCCTACCGCTGGCTGAAAGGCCGCAGCCCCTCCGAGCTGCCGATCGCCGATGCGCCCTCCGTGCTGCTGCAGCAGATGCAGCGCCACCAGCCCGAGCCCGCTCCACTGCTGCGCCTCCCCGAATCTGACAGCGCCAGGGCACGCGATTTCCTCGCTCGCATCCCAGCAGCTGACGCCGACGACTACGACACCTGGGTGCGGGTCGGCATGGCCCTGCACTCCGTCGGAGACGATTCCCTGCTTCAAGACTGGATCAGCTGGTCCGCGCTCTCCAGCAAGTTCGATTTCGGTGCCTGCGAGGCCAAGTGGCGCACCTTCCACCCAGCTTCAGGTGGCGTGTCCCTCGGCACCCTCGCCCACATGGCCGGGCACGAAAAAAGCCGCCCGGTGAAGCGATCCGAGCGGCCAGCGGGGACGTCCCACCCACAGGACATGAACGCCAGCAACCCTACGCCACGTAGCGGCAAGCTCCTCAAGCTCGACCCCAACGATCTCATCGACCTGCTGCGCCAGCAGCTTGGCGGCAGCCTCCGCTGGAACGTCTTCTCCCAGCGCATTGAGCTCGACACCAAGCCCATCGAGCACATCGAGCACTTCTACCTCCAGCTCTCAGAGCAGGGCATCAAGGCATCGAAGGAGCTCGCAGCAGACGCACTCCACAAGGTCGCTCTAGAGAACCCCTACGACCCCGTGAAGGAATACCTGGAGCACGTCGCGGACCAAGTGCCGCCCTGCTCTATTGACCACTTGGCCACCGCCTACCTACGACCCGGCGATCAGCCCGGCACGCTCTACGACGCCATGATCAAGGCCACCCTGGTGGCAGCCGTTCGCCGCGTCTTCGAGCCCGGCAGCAAGCACGATTCCGCCTGCGTCCTGATGGGCCCGCAGGGCTGCGGCAAGAGCACCTTCTGGCGCAACCTCGGCGGCCCCTGGTTCAGCGACGCTCTCCGCGACGTTTCCAGCCGCGACGACCTGATGGTGCTCCACCGCTCCTGGGTCATGGAGTGGGCCGAGCTCGATCACATCACCGGCCGTAAGCACGCCGGTCAGATCAAAGCCTTTCTCACTCAGCAGACCGACACCTTCCGCGCACCCTACGCACGCTCCACAGAGGACTATCCCCGGCGCTGCATCATCGTGGGCTCCACCAACCGCGACACCGGCTTCCTGGTCGATGACACCGGGAACCGCCGTTTCTGGGTGATCCCCGTCTCAGTGCCGACGCAGATCTCCGTCGATGAGCTCCTGCTGGAGCGGGATGCGATCTGGTCCGCAGCCGTTGCCGCCTACAAGGCCGGCGTTCCGAACCACCTACCCCGCGAGCTGGCCGCTCAGGTGGACATCGAAAACCTGAGCTACTTGGTGGACAGCCCCTGGAAGGCAGCGATCGAGGACTGGCTAGTGGCCCCTCGCAATGCCGGCCGCACCATCACCAGCGAGCTGCTGTTGAGCGAAGCGATCAACAAACCAGTGGAACGTCAGACCCGCGCGGACCAAATGCAGGTGGCCCAACTGCTTCGCGACCTCGGCTACCAAAAGAAGCGCACAACGTTGGAAGGTCGGCAAAAGTGGGTATTCTTCCAACCTCTGAAATGAGGTTGGCAACCCCAAACCCCTTGCCCCATCCCCCTTCTTCCTACCTATCTAACCCTCTAACCTAGGTAATAAAGTAAAAGAGAGGGAGGGGTAAGGGGGGAAATACCAAAACAAAGGGCGGCGGTTGGCCAGGTTGGCGTGGTTAGCAAGCCCTTGGCTCGCTGAGTCGAGGTGGTTACGGTGACCCCATGAGCTCCGTCCGCCTCGACCTCGACGCCTCCGGCCTGGCAAGGCTCGACAGCCGCGTGCGGCTACTCACCGACACCAACCTCCGCTTCGCCATCGCCAAGGCGCTCACCGAGTCAGCCCGAGCAGCGCAGCGCACCCTGAAGCAGGAAACCCCGCGCTACATCGACCAGCCCACACGCTGGACGCTGAACGGCGCCTACGTGCGCTTCGCCAAGGCCAGCGACCTCACCGCTGAGGTGGGCTACAAGTCCGATGCCCAGGGCCGCGGCAACCCCGCCGGTCGCTACCTCCGCCCCATCGTCAAGGGGACCACGCCGCAGCTCAAGGCCGCTGACCTGGCTGCCACCAAGATCGCCAGGGAGACACCAGGCGCCGTGCTGGTGCCAGCCCGCGGCTCTGGCCTGGTGAACAGCGCCGGCAACGTGCCGCTTAGCAAGTACGCCACGATCCTCAGCGGGGCACGGCAAGGCGGAGGCCAGTATTTCATCGGCCCTGTCCGCAAGGGCAGCAGCGTCAAGGCGGTGTTCGAGCGGAAGGAAGCGTTCATCCCCCGCAGCTCCACGCTGGAGCGGGCGACCCGCAGGCTGTTCACCATCGACCCCAACCCCAAGCAGAGGCGCCAGCAGTTCCCCGTGCAGCAAGTGCTGAGGCAGGGCTTTGAGCAGGCATGGCCCACCGAGGTGCGTGCGGCCCTGCAGGCTGAGCTGGCCCGCAGGCTGGGTGGCCGCTGAGATCCCTTGCGCTGCAGGCGTTCTCAACAGCACCACCTGCTGACATCACGCCATCGTTATGGCGTCACGCACCCCGATCGCTAAAACCCCTTGCGCCGCAAGGGATCTCGGGCGCGGGGGGGGTCGGGCTATGCGCCTAGGCGCATGGGTCCTTCCGGCCGACCAAGCCGCGGGTGTTTCGCGACCCCGCGCTAGGGCTAGCGTCAGCGCAAATAGGTGCCCAACAGGAGTTTCCGGTAAGTCGCGGGGCATAGCGTCCCCGACCCGTTTGAGAGTTCAATAGTTCAATATGATTTTGTTGAACTAAGAGGCAATAACGGCTTGCTGGTGACCTTTAGCGAGTTTGCGGCGCTGAAAGGCTGCGCTAAGGGCACGGTCACGGCAGCAACCAAGAGCCGCATCGCTGCAGCGGTCGTGGAGAAAGACGGCAAGCGCTGGCTGGATCGTGATCTGGCGCTGGAGCTGTGGAACCGGAACACAAAGGCGACGTGGTGCGCGAAGGTGAGCCAGCCGGATCCGGTGGAGGCACCACCGCCGAAGGATGCGCGCGAGCTGCGGCGCCGGATCGAGGCACTGCCGGATGATGCGATCCCGGAGCTCAATGAGAGCCGTGCCAGGCGTGAGCATTACCAGGCTGAGCTGGCGAAGCTGCAGGTCGCGCAGCAGCGGCGTGAGCTGGTGCCGGCGGATGAGGTGAAGAAGCAGGCGTTCCAGATTGGCCGGAGCATCCGCGAGGCGCTGGCGAACCTGGCTGATCGTCTGAGCCACCAGCTGGCCGGCGAGACCGACCCGGCGGTGATCCACCAGTTGCTGAGCGATGAGCACCGCGATGCGCTGCTGGCGCTGCAGGAGGTGGAGGCGTGAGCGTCTGGCGCGAGGCGTTCATGGACGGCCTGCGGCCGGAGCCGCCGCTGACGGTGAGCGAGTGGGCGGATAAGCATCGCCGGCTGAGCAGCAAGGCAAGCGCGGAGCCGGGGCCGTGGCGCACCAACCGGACGCCGTACCTCAGGGAGCCGATGGACTGCCTGAGCACCACCAGCAGCGTGCAGCGGGTGGTGATGATGTTCGCGGCGCAGACCGGCAAGACCGAGAGCGGCAGCAACTGGCTGGGCTATGTGATCGCGCACGCGCCGGGGCCAATGCTGCTGGTGCAGCCGACCGTGGAGATGGCCAAGAGGCTGAGTAAGCAGCGGCTTGAGAGCCTGATCACCGAGACGCCGGTGTTGGCGGAGAAGATCTCGCCGGCCCGTGCGCGGGACTCGGGCAACACAATGTTCTCGAAGGAGTACCCCGGCGGCATGATGCTGCTGACGGGTGCGAACAGCGCGACCGGTCTGCGCTCGACGCCGTGCCGCTACATCTTTTGCGACGAGATCGACGCCTTCCCTACTGACGTGGACGGCGAAGGTGACCCGGTGAGCTTGGCGGAGAAGCGCGCGACGACGTTTGCGCGGCGCAAGATCCTGCTCACCAGCACGCCGACGGTGAAGGACTTCAGCCGGATCGAGGCGGAGTATCAGCGGAGCGACCAGCGGCGGTTCTATGTGCCCTGCCCGAGCTGCGGGGCGATGCAGTGGCTGAAGTGGCCGCAGCTGAAGTGGGAGAAGAACGATCCGGGAACGGCGAGCTATGAGTGCGAACACTGCGGCGAGCGGTTCGCGGAGATCCACAAGCCGGCGATGCTGCGGCAGGGCGAGTGGCGCGCGACGGCGCCGAGTGATGGCAAGACTGCGGGCTTTCAGCTCTCGGGGCTCTACAGCCCGCTGGGGTGGCTGAGCTGGGCCGACATGGTGGATGACTTCCTGCGAGCGAAGGCGGACGCGCCGATGCTGAAGTCGTTCGTGAACACGCGCTTAGCGGAGACGTGGGAGGAGGACTTCGCCAGCAAGGTGAGCGCCGATGCGCTGCTGCAGCGGTGCGAGCCGTATAAGGGTGGGCAGCTGCCGGAGGGTGTGCTGGCGGTGACGATCGGCGTGGACGTGCAGGGTGGTGGGGGCTCAGCTGGCGATCGCTTGGCGGTGAGCGTGTGGGGCTGGGGCCGCGATGAGGAGGGCTGGCTGATCGACCATCAGGAGATCTACGGCGATCCGTGCCAAGCGGAGGTGTGGAAGCAACTGGACGTGCTGGTGCTGCATGAGTGGGAGCACGCAGCTGGTGTGAAGCTGCGGGCGGATGTTGTGGCGATCGACTCCGGCGGTCACGCGACGGCGGAGGTTTACCAGTACGCGCGGGAGCGCATGGCGCAGGGCGTTATCGCGATCAAGGGTCAGAGCCAGAAGGGCAAACCGCCGATCGGCAAGGCGAGCAAGGTGGACATCAACGCGAAGGGTCACACGCTGAAGCGCGGTGCACAGGTGTTCCCTGTCGGTGGTGACACGGTGAAGACCACGCTGTTCGGAAGGCTCAAGCACAACGAACCTGGTGGCGGCTATCTGCACTTCCACGCGCAGACGGGGGGCGAGTATTTCGAGCAGCTGACGGCTGAGAAACAGGCGCTTCGATACGTAAAAGGCTTCCCTGTTCGTGAGTGGGTGAAGAAACCGACCGCACGCAACGAAGCGTTGGATTGTCTGGTCTACGCATACGCAGCGCTACATCGGATGTATCAGCGGTATGACCGGCGAACTATCTGGGATCAGCTGGAGAAGCGTTTGCAGAATGGTGGTGATGCGCCCAGCAAGCCGCGCCTAAGATCAGGGAAGGCCGCAGCGCCGTCGTTCGCTACCACTTGGTGAGGCCGTGAACATTCCCGCCCAGATCAGAGCCGGTGACACGGTGACATGGCGGGATGAAGCGACCCGCGACAACTTGGGTCAGCCGATCGACGGCAGCAGTCACGGCGTCACCTATTACCTGCGCACGAACCACAACCACCAAGGCGCCACGGTGGCTGGCGTGACGGTGCCCGGCACACCGAGCGGCACCGGCTGGACGTTCACGATCGCCAAAACCACGACCGACGGGTTCGTGGCCGACACGTGGTACTGGCAGGCGGTGGCCACTGCCAACGTTGGCGGCGCAGTGACCACGATCGGCGCCGGCCAGCTGACGGTGCTGGAGGGTCTGGATTACACGGGCCAACCTTCGGCGTTCGATGGTCGCAGCCAAGCGCAGAAGGATCTCGATGCAGTCCAGGCAGCAATCCGCGCGATGATCTCGGGCGGTGCCGTTGCTGAGTACACGATCGGCAACCGGCGCCTCAAGAAGATGGAGCTCGCTGATCTGCTGACGCTGGAAGGCACACTGAAAGCAACGGTGAAGCGTGAGCAAGCCGCTCAGCTGATGGCCAACGGTCTCGGCAATCCCCACAACCTTTACGTTCGGTTCTGATGGGCGTCCGATCTGCGATCTACGGCTGGCTTCAGAGCGGAGCCCCTCAACCGCCACGGCGCCGGATGTATCAGGGCGCGATGGTGAGCCGGCTTACGTCCGACTGGGTGACCAGTGGCACGTCAGCCGATGCGGAGATCAAAGGCAGCCTGCCGCGGCTGCGCAACCGCTCGCGCCAGCTGGTGCGCGACAACGACTACGCGCGCCAGGCGATCCGCGCAGTCAAGAACAACGTGGTCGGCACCGGCATCAGGATGCAGGCCCAGGTGAGGATGCAGCGCGGCGGCGGCCGGTTGGATCAGCCGGTGAACGATGCGATCGAGCGGGCCTGGCGTGAGTGGAGCAAAAAGCAGTTCTGCCATACCGGCGGGCGCCTGAGCTGGCACGACCTGGAGCGCTTGGTGATCGGCAGCATGGCCGAGAGCGGCGAGGTGTTCATCCGCAAGGTGCGGCAACCGTTCGGTGGTAGCCGCGTGCCGTTTGCGCTGGAGGTGATCGAGTCCGATCTGCTCGATGACACCTACACCGGCCGCAGCACGGTCGATGGCAACGAATGGCGAATGGGCGTCGAGTGCGACCAGTGGGGCCGCCCTGTTCAGTACGCGTTTCTGAAGAAGCATCCCGGTGATGCGCCATTCCAAGGGCAGCCTGGTGCGCGGCACAAGCTGATCCCGGCCAGCGAGATCATCCACCTGTATCTGTGCGACAGGCCAGGCCAGACCCGTGGGGTGCCTTGGCTGGCAACTGCGATCCAGCGCCTGCACCACCTGGCCGGCTACGAAGAGGCGGAGGTGATCCGCGCACGGGCCAGCTCGGCGCTGATGGGCTTCGTTGAGAGCCCTGAGGGTGAGCTGCTGGGCGATGAGGTGATGGCCGGCGAGCGGGTGAGCAACTTCGAGCCTGGCGTGTTCAAGTACCTGGCGCCCGGCGAGAAGGTGACGGTTCCGCAGCTCGATGCGCCTGATGGGCAGTTCGAGCCCTTCCTGCGGGCAATGCTGCGGGCCATGGCGGCTGGCATCGGCTGCAGCTACGAGAGCATCAGCCGTGATTTCAGCCAGACGAACTACAGCAGCAGCCGGCTAAGCCTGCTGGAGGATCGTGACCACTGGCGCGCGCTGCAGCACTTCCTGATCGAGAACCTGCACCAACCGGTGTTTGAGGCATGGCTGGAGATGGCCGTGCTGAGCGGTGTGCTGAACCTGCCTGCTTATGAGACCGATCCCGAGCGCTACCGGCAGATCCGGTGGATGCCCCGCGGATGGGCATGGGTGGATCCTGCCAAGGAAGTGCAGGCTTACAAGGATGCTGTGCGCTGTGGCTTCAAGACCCTTGGAGAGGTGGTGGCTGAGCAAGGCGGCGACCTGGAGGAGCTAATGGTCGCGCGCGCGGCTGAGCTCGGCATGGCTGACGAGCTCGATCTGATGTTCGACACCGATCCGCATGAGGTGAACGCCGCCGGCACTGAGCAGCCGAGCGACCCGGCAGAAGATCAGGCGGAGGAGATCGATCCCGCCAGCGATGCAGACGAGACCGACGATAATGGCGAGGATGACACCGAGAACACCGATGAACCAATCGCGTGATCTTGAGGGGCAGCTCCTGAAGCGCGCCGAGGTAGCTGACTTCACGGTCAGCGAAGACGAGCGTTCGATTGAGTTCCCCTTCAGCTCTGAATACCCGGTTGCCCGTTATTTCGGGAACGAGATCCTGCAGCACGATGAGCGCAGCGTGGATCTCGCGCGCCTGAACGATTCAGCGCCGCTTCTGTTCAATCACGACCCGAACAAAGTGATCGGCGTGGTGGAGCGCGCGTGGATCGACGGGAAGAAAAAGCGCGGCTATGTGAACGTGAGGTTCAGCCGCAATGCCTTTGCGCAGGAAGTTCTGGCCGATGTGCGCGATGGCGTGCTCCGGAATGTGAGCTTCGGCTACGCAATCAATGACATGGAGCAACGTGGCTCCGGCGACTTCGTGGCGACTTCTTGGAGTCCCTACGAAGTGAGCGTGGTTAGCATACCTGCAGACCCAACGGTCGGCGTCGGGCGTGCTCTCGACGTTCAACCTGCGGCCCCCGCCGCATCCCCAACCCCCGAAACAGAACCTGAGGTTCCGATGGAAAACACCCCTGATCTTTCAGCGGTGCGGGCTGAAGCGGCTGCTGAGGCTGCTAAGGCTGAGCGCGCCCGTATTGCCGGCATCACTGCTCTGGCTGAGAAGCACGGCATGGCTGATCTTGGTCGTCAGCTGATTGAAGGTGGTCGCAGCCTCGATGAGGCTCGCGCTGCTGTTCTCGACAAGCTGGGCGCCAAGCCCGTCGAGACCGTGGCCTCCGTTGAGATGGCCACTGAGGAGCGCTCCTCCTACTCCATCACCGCCGGCATCCGCGCGATGCTGACAGGCGACTGGTCGAGCCGTGAAGCTGGCCTGGTGCGCGAGCTCTCCCGCGAAGTGGAGAAGTCCGGCATCGCCAAGACCACCGAGCGTTCGTTCTTCGTTCCCTTCTCAGCTCTGGGTGGCCAACGCGCTACCTATGTGACCTCTGGCGCCACCACCGGCGGCAACCTGGTTGCCACCGACCTGATGGCTGATGAGTTCATCGAGTTTCTGCGCAACAACGCGCTGATGCTCCAGCTGGGCGTTCGCACCATGCCTGGCCTGGTCGGCAACGTGGCCATTCCCCGCCGCTCCGGTGTGGCCTCGACCTACTACCTGAGCACCCAGACCACCGCGATCACTCAGTCGGAATCGACTTTTGATCAGGTGACCATGAGCCCCAAGAACCTGGCAGCCCTGTCCAAGTACAGCCGCCAGACCCTTCTGCAGGGCACCCCTGGCATCGAGCAGCTTGTGCGCCGCGACCTGACTGATGGCATCAACCTGGCCATCGACCTGGGCATCCTGAACGGCTCAGGCTCCAACGGCCAGCCCACCGGCATCATGCAGACCTCGGGCATCGGTTCCGTGGCCATGGGCACCAACGGTGGCGCGATCACCGTCGAAAAGGTGGTGGATCTGGAGTCTGCCGTGATGCAGGCCAACGGCGTGATCAACGCCTCGAACGTGGCCTACCTGACCAACTACAAGGTCTCCGCTGCTCTGAAGAAGCTGCGTGCTGGCGGTTCCACCACCGGCGATGGTCCCTTCCTGGTCAATGATCAGCTGAACGCCATTGGCCGCGGCCCCACCCCCGCCAACCTCAACGGCTATCCGCTGGCCCTGACCAACCAGGTGCCCAGCACCCTGACCAAGGGCACCAGCAGCGGCGTCTGCTCCGCTCTGGTGATGGGTGACTTCTCGCAGGCCATGGTGGGCTTCTGGGGCAACGGCCTTGAAATCACCGTGGGTGAGGAGAGCGATGACTTCGCCAAGGCTCTGACCAGCGTTCGCGGCATCGTCACCTATGACGTGGCTGTGCGCGATCCGAAGAGCTTCGCCGCCATCCTCGACATCACCACCTGATAGGAGCTGGGGCCGGGCAACCGGCCCCCTTTCTTCTCATGAAGGTTCTGATCTCTACCGACTGCGCAGCTCGCGGTGAGTTCTTGGAAGCCGGCAAGGTTTTCGAGCTGACCCCTGAGGTTGCCGCTGAGCTGATGCGCATCGGTCGCGCTGTTGAGGCGCCGGCAGAGGAGCCCAAGCCGAAGGCTGCTCGCAAGCCCAAGCTGGAGGCTTCTGATGGCGCTCAGTGAAGACCTAGGGGTGTTCCTGAACGACTTCGGCGTCAGCTGCACGGCTGGCGCCGTTTCGGCGTTGGGCATTCTCGACATGCCCAGCCAAGTGATCAGCGGCGACATGGTGCTGACCACTGACTATTCGCTAACGGCTCGCACTGCTGACTTCGGCGGCCTCAAGTACGGCGACAGCATCACCGTGGCCGGCGTGGCCTACCAGGTGCGAGAGACGCGTTTGCTCGATGATGGGGCATTCGTAGAGATCGGGCTACAGAAGGTATGACCACCAAGCGCGAGAGCATCTTGGCCGCGATCCGCACGGCGCTCACCGGCACCACCGGCGTGAGCACCAGGATCTATCGCACTCGGGTAGAGCCGATAAGCAGGGCCGAGAGCCCGGCCATTGTGGTCGAACCGATCAGTGACAGCGCAGCGCAGAACACGGCGTTGCCGACGCTCGACTGGTCGATGATCGTGCGCGTGACGGTGATCGTGCGCGGCGCCACCCCCGACCAAGTGGCAGACCCGATTATCGAGAGTCTGCATTCAAAGCTGATGGCTGATCTCACGTTGGGCGGATACGCCTACGACGTACAACCCACCAACGTCACGTTCATATTCACCGAGGCCGATGGCGCAGCTGGTGAGATCCAGTGCGACTATCGTGTTCTGTATCGCACCAGTGTCACTAACCTGGCGAGTTGAGCATGGCTACGATGGTTGATGAACACTGGGGCCAAGGCGGGACTTACCTGCTGGACCCCAAAACCGGCAAGCGGAAGCTCCTCGAGCGGACAGAGCCGGCCAATCCCTCCGAACCCCAACCTGAGGTAACGAGCAATGCCGCTCCTGAGCCGCAAACGCCTGATCCTGGCGAAGACTGAATCGACCTACGGCACCGACAGCAGCCCGGCCGGCTCTGACGCCGTGCTGGTGCGATCACTGGAGGTGACCCCGCTGGAGGCTGATGTTGTCTCCCGCGATCTGATCCGCCCCTATTACGGGAACAGCGATCAACTGCTGGCTAACGCTCGCGTGCGCTGCAGCTTTGAGGTGGAGCTGGCTGGCTCCGGCACTGCCGGCACCGCTCCGCGCTACGACGCCCTGCTGAAAGCCTGCGGCATGGCCTCCACCATCGTGGCCAGCACCAGCGTCACCTATGCGCCGGTGAGCTCCAGCTTCAGCTCCTGCACGATCGTCTACAACCTCGACGGTGTGCAGCACAAGCTGACCGGCGCCCGTGGCACGGTGTCGATGAACTGCCAGCTCGGGCAGATCCCGACGCTGCAGTTTGAGCTGACCGGTATCTATAACGCGCCGACCGACACAGCGGCACCGACGGTCACTTACTCAAACCAAGCCACCCCGCTGATCTTCAAGGAAGGCAACACTTCCGCCTTCCAGTTCTTCAGCTATAGCGGCTGCCTGAGCTCGGTGACGTTCAATCTGGCAAATGAGATCATTTACCAGGAATTGGTTGGTTGCACTAAGCAGGTGCTGCTGACCGATCGCAAGCCTGCCGGCGAGGTGGTGATCGAAGCCCCAACAATCGCCACGAAGGACTATTTCACTCTCGCGCTGGGTAATACCACCGGGAACCTCACCTTCCTGCATGGCACCACTGCCGGCAACCGGGTAACGTTCACGGCAGCCCAGGCAGACGTCACCCAGCCGACCTACTCCGAGCAGAACGGCATTGCGATGCTGAACCTGCCCTACGTGGCACTGCCCACTACGGCTGGTAACGACGAGTTCTCCCTGGCCTTTACCTGATCCATAGGAGCCCCGAATGGCATTCGTTCTGTCTCAGAGCGAGTCATACAGCTGGCCGGTCACCGTCGAGTTTCCCGTCGATGGTGGCCGGTTCGATAAGCAGTCCTTTGACGCCGAGTTCAAGCGGCTTCCGCAGCAGCGGATCCGCGAGATCTGGGATCTGATTCAGTCAGGCGACCTGACTGATGATGAGCTCTGCGGCGAAGTGCTGACCGGATGGGCAGGCATTCAAGACGGCAAGGGCCAGGATGTGCCGTTCAGCGAGAAGGCCAAGGCCGACCTGTT